CTACGTTTTCTTTCGTGCCGTCACTATCCAGGCAGATCGTAGGCGTTCCACAGGCGGCAGCTTCAAGCGGTAGCCTGGGGGCAGCGTCCATCAAATAAGGACACAGCAAGCCCAACGCCCCGCCGATAATTTTATTCTTTTCATCCTCAGTGACAACCTCGAACTCAGGACCTAACATCCTCAATTCTTTCCCGGCGTCTCTGGCAATATCACGAGCAACAGACGGCTGTTTGTGGGATATGTTCGCCCCTGCAAATACCAAATAATCACCATGTGTTTCTGAGAATGGGATTTCATCCACGTTCACCCCGGCTGGAATTAGTTTAGCGGATGGGTAGAATTTCCGCATGTATTCACTTTGCACCACGGCGCAGGGAGGTTGATACTTGCATTCCTTATCGCCGATCAGGTGCAAAACCTTGTCGAATTGCCAGGAATGGTCATGCGAGAAATCAAGGAACACGTCGTACCATTCCGGGTGAATATCTTTAGTCATTGACCCTTCAAACTCACCGCCTTCAGGGGAGCAGATCGTTACCTTGTGGCCTAATCGCAATAGTCCGGTTGCTATATCATGCGTGGTGCGCCCAAGTCCACCTGAGCCGTAAGGCAAGACAGGAAAGCGGGTTTCTCCCATGATTGCGATTCTCATTTTTTCATCACCACGTTACCAGTCTGGTAATAACTAGGGTCATTGTGATGAACGGTCATAAATGGGTTGATCGTGCATAGGTAACCGGCCTCGTGAAGGCGCAGGCCAAAGTCGATATCCTCAAATGGCGGGGTATAGAATGGGATCGTTTCATCCCATTGCACAGCCTCAAATACATTGCGCTTCATCAAGGTAAAGCACCCCGGAGGAACGATTTTACCGGTATCGGGAACATGGTAGTCAATCATTTTTTGATTACCGTTATCCCATTCCCGCCAGTCCCAATAACGAGAGCCGTCCGGGTTTAATACCTTCGGACACATAACGTCCCAGGGTTGAGTAAAACCAAGCAGGCCATTGATAAAGTCATAATCCAAAATAAGATCATCATCACACACCGCCAGAATAGGGTATTTAGCAGACCGGCAAACCTGATTCCTGAGAGCTCCTAGACGTCCTTCGTCCATGGCATCCACGGCAATGTTTATTTCAAAGTCGTAGGTATAGGGTGTTGTCTTTATGGATTCGATCAATGCCGCCAGTTTATCAGGCCGGTCGCCTTTAGTGATGATGCAGTATGAAATCACAGCACACCTCGCAGGAATTCCGCATTACGCCAATCGCCGTATTTCTCAGTCAGGATCGTATTCATCCGGTCGTTTTCGATGCGGTTGTTTTCTTCTCTCGACAACTTGCGCCGTTCGGGATATCCCTTTCCCTCTACAACCTCACAGGAAACACGGTTATCAACCAGCATGATCTTGCCTTCCGCGCGAGCCTGAAAGCCGAGGTCAATATCAACACCCCAGGATGTAAAGCGTTTGTCAATACGCGAACGAATCCAGTCAGTCCGCCACATGCCGTCAAATGCCCCGACAGGTATCGTGTGATAATGTTCCTGCCTCTGGTTATAGATCGTGTGTGTTGGTGCGCTTGCGCCAGACCTGAAAGCTGGAAACACAGCGACAACGTTTTCAAACAAGAATCCAGATAGCATTTCCGTTATTGGGTCGCTGTCAAACTGGAAGGATTGCATGGATGTTGCGAAATCCCAAAAGAATTCAGCCTCAACCTGTTCCAGCCCGGCCAGAAATCCACTCATGACCTGGTTGTTTTTCTCTACGAATACCGACGTCTTTGGATGCGGAAGAACGATATCAGAACCATTATCAACCACGATCCAGCGGTGGGGCATGATGGATTTGATCGAGGACATAATTTCATCCACGGCTTCCGGCATGTTGTACGAAACGATCATCAAGTCGATCATTACTTCTTTACTCTCCGCGTTCGTTTCTGTTTTACGACTTTTACGTCCGGTACGACGATTTCTTTTTTCAAAGGTTCGTTTTTCAACCAGTAGTTTAGTGCGCGGCCGGAGCGCCAGGGTTCGGTAACAGTTTTCTTCATAATCCGCAATCCCATAATCTCAAACATCTGTTCACTGGTTGATTCGTCAATGGTCAATGGATGTAGCGGGTCTGGTTCGCCACAATCGTAGGACAGGAATATTTCATCGGCGTATTGCGCGATATTGGCAATCACGGCGTCAAAGTCCCGGCAATGATCCAGGCAGTTCAGCGAGAACAGAAATTCAGCATGAAGGCCTGGAATGAAATCTTCTAACGGCTGACTGTAGACTGTGGCCTTGTCTAAATCGCACCAGGTAAGAGAGGATTTATAATCATCTGCCAGTGGATCAATCGCGTATAACTTCGCGCCTTCGAAATATACTGACCGCAATCGCGGCCCGCAGCCTGCATCGATAACAGATTTGAATTGATCTGGCCTGAATCCCATCTTCTCAAAGTAGGCATTGGTTTGAGCCATAAAAGCGGATGTGTCCGCCCGCCATTGGTTATAGATATGCCATTCAAGCTCTTTTGATTGTGCTTTTTGCCAAATTTCCATAGTTGTTTTCATCCTTGCACCGTTACCTTTACATCTGGAATGATGGCCTTTACTGCCTCAAGCAGTTTATCAGCGTCTCCAGCGGACTTGTGGAATTCACCACGCAGACATGATACCTGTTTCAAAAGTGGAGTATCAAGTATTTCGAACTCAGCGCCTTCGCAGTCTATTTTTAGCAAGGCCAAACGATTGATTCCGTGAAACTTGAATATCTCTTGCAGGGTGATGGAATTGACAGACTGCGCACTTTCTTTTATCTGGTAGATATTCCCGCCGCCGCTATTCACGGGATCTAAATTAGCGAACACGTCCCGACCGTCTTTTGTCACCGCCATATTGTAAGGAGTAACGTTATTGATCTTATTCAGTACCAGGTTATCGTTCATCGCCATGAAGTTATCTGCGATAGGTTCATAGGCCAAAATACGAGCTTTAGGATATTTCCACGCAAGATAGCAGGAAACGATCCCCTTGTGCGCTCCGATGTCAATAATGTAATCGCCGTCTTTGATATCCAGATTGTCAAGATCGTAATCGCGTTCAATTTCGCGGCATACGATCTTTGTCACACCGTCGGTATCGGGAACGAACTTTAGGTCGAATGACGGCTTGAATCCGTCTGGGATGATTGTGGTCGTATTTCCTGTCATGGTTTTATTTGATGTAGATTCGTCATCACATCCAATACACGGAAATGATAAAGAACCGTCATATCCATACAAGCCAATCATTGACCATTGATGGACGTGGTTTTCTTTCGCCCGTATCGGTTCGTCAGCGATTTTATCTTCGATCAGTTTCAGGGTAGGAATCCAGTATTCCACGAACACCTTATCAGCGTCGTAATCCAAAGCTCCCGCGCGCGCCCGATCCCTGTAAACCTGATTGTCTTTCTTGTGGTAAGCGGCATCGTACCGTTCAAGGATAGCCGATGTATGTGGAAGGTACTGGTAATTCGCGCCGGCGGTCCAGAACGGCTCCGCCTCACTCTTTGGTACTTTCCAGCCACTGAAGCACAACTCTGACATGGAAGTCCAATCGCCCACGATAACCGGGCAGCCTGCAGCCTGCGCTTCTACAATCGGGATGCCGAATCCTTCACCCATTGAAACAAGGGTATGAACGTCAAAGGCGTTGTAAAGATTGTTCATCCATTCGTCGGGATATCCCAAGATGTTCTGATACTGATCTGGAAATATTACGTCGATGTTTTCACGCAGCCCCAGGAATTTACACAACTCAGGTAAATTCACGCCGCCGTATTCGCCATGTTCTGAAACGTTGGTATGAATATACATAATCGCATCGGTATGCTTTTTCTTGAACTGTGCAAATGCCTCAAGCTGCTGCTGGAATGCTTTCCGGGATGGATTTCCTTTGTTGGCCGCTACCATGCCGATTACAAATGCGCTCTCAGGCAGCTTGACGGTCTTTCTTGCTTCTTTGCGGTCAATCTGGGTGTAGACGTTGGTTTCGATCCCATGAGGGACGTAGGAATAATCCAACCCAGCATCATCCATCATTCGATTACCGAACTTTGACATGGTAATCCGGTGATAGGCTTGCTCGACTTTTACGCGGACGCCGGGCATAAGAGGTTCTGAATCAATAGGAAACCAGGGACACCACCTGAGTTTTTTAGGATATCGTTCAGGTTCGCAAACCCAGGAATCCAGCAGGGAAATCATAATGTCCGCGTTGCTTGCGTGTGCTCCGGCGATATCCTGACCGTAAGGGTGAATGTAGCCCGGAAGGGTAGTAATCCCGTTCCAATTCAAAACGCCTCCCTGTAATCCAGTCCAGGCGGTGATTGTGACTTCATGCCCGGCTTTTACAAGGCGGGGGGCTATGAGTTTTGTTTGAACACCATAACCCGTAGTCAAGACCACCAGGGAGCATTTGAGAACCAATTGATTCTCAAGCCCTTAGTGGTTTTTGGCATACCTCCCGTTTCGGTATTTTCGTTGCTGTTTAATTCAGTTGTCATGTTATGTCATCCTCTATTGACATCTCCCAAAAGGCGCCCGGCAGGGTGGGGAGGAACACCTCTTCAGCCACGTGCGCCTAGCCGGGCGCTTGATTATGATTATGATCCTGCTTTACCCATGATATAGGCACAGGAGAAAATAGTGATAGCGTTGGTCGCTCCTACGTTGTTCTCGCATGCACCAACCCAATGGCCCTCATCCACGAAGGCGGTAACCAGGGTCAATTCAGCCGGGATACCAGCAACGGAAACGGTAGCGGTCCCGGAAGCCGCGATAGTTCCACCGATTGCGGTTCCAGCGGTACCGAGGTCAACCAGTTGCAGGTAGGAAGTCCCCGCACCTTCACCTGTCACATGGGCGTTGAGGAAGGTAGCCCCGCCGTAACCGGTAGGGATTTTGAACATCGGACGGAAATCATTTGTCAGCGCCCCGACGTTATTAGACACGATATTTACATCACCAAAGCCTGCCATAATATCATCTCCTTAACTGGTGGGGGCAGTAGCGTCGAAGATCATCTGGACGCCCAAAGCGGGACGCCAAACTCCGGCGTCATAGGTAGCGGACATGTTGAACTCAGTACCACGGCGGGAGGCGTCGCGCTCCGGTTCAACAGTAGGCCGTTTACGCATATCCAGCGCGATAGCAGAGCGCGGGAACACACCACCGGTAAAGTTACTGGATGTGTCAGGGGTGGCCTGAAGCTGGAAGATGGGAACGCCCATAAATTCAGCAGCAAAACCGGTGCGGGTGATCAGATCGGCGTAGGACGGCGCGGCAGTTCCAACGGCAGCTCCGGCGATAGAAGCGGCCCGGGCAAGAACAGCCCACTGGTAGCCATGAATGAACATGTTCAGCGGGACGGAATTACTCTTGTTGATATAGCGGGCCTGGGCGATGGCAGCAGCCACATAACCCCAGGTAATCGCAGTACCAGCCGCTCCGATGATTCCACCGGTGAGGTTCGCCATTTCAGCGATGAGATCAGTCTGGATTTTATCCCCGGCGGCCATACCCAACTCAAGGGCACCGTCGCGGATGATATCTTCGGGCAGTTCTGAATCCCGGCGGGAATCGGTCACAAAGAACTGAAGGCCGATTTCGTAGGGGGTCAAGGACTGGCCGGCCGAAGGGGTAAAGGCGCTGGAAGTCAGATCGTCGGATTCAGCGACCACGACGGCAGCGGCCTGATTGTACTCATATCCTGTACGGATATTCATACCTCGCATGTCACCAAAGGTAGTGACATAATTCTGCAATGTGTAGCTCTCGCGAACATGGAACATTGCCATTTCCTGAATCGTTGTCGCGATTGAACTAACATCGCTCCATAGATTAGCAGCGGTCATATTTTATGCTCCTGGTAAAGGACCTCCCTGCAAGAATGCCCGGCGCTGTGCGTCTGTAATGGTGGCATCGTTAGGAGGTGGATTAGTAACGTTAAGATTTGCGACTTTTGGAATCACGGCGGCCAATTTGGCGGCGTCCGCGTCCATCTCGTCCTGCGTTGTACCGCGAAGCCTTTCTACTAATTCTTGCGGGAGTTTGGCTTTATCAGCGGCGATCCTTCGCATCTCGCGGAGGTTTGCTTCTCTCAAATCCTCTTCCTGCTTTTTCAATTGAGATTGGAGCTTTTCCAGCTCTGACATCTCGGCTTCTTTGCGTTTCGCTTCAGCGGCTTCTAGGTCATCGGCTTTTTTGGCCTTCGGTTTCAAGGCCTTGTTTTCTTCGCGCAATTTGTCGATGAGTTCTTGCGCTCGCTTGGCGTCGAACGGCTGTCCGTCCGGGCCTGTTTCAGGTTCCACAACCGGGGCGCTCTGCGCCGGAGTTACTGGAGGTTTTACTTGTTCCACCGTCTCAGTGGTTGTTTCAGGCATTGCGATTTTCTCCTATATAATAAAAAATGCCTGGCTCTGATCTCTCGACCAAAGACAGGCGCGGCCTTGCGGCGGGGTCTGTGTTGTGCGGCTCGGTGGGTGGGTGTTCCCGATTTCGTCCTGGACTCAATAACCTCTACACCGCACATATACAATTATACACTTTGGTTATTCTTTGTCAATAGACAGGTATCTCTCCTTTATGGCTTTTGCGATTGCCATGATTGAACGGTAGACGATCTCCCAGAATGCGCGGTCGGTCATTCTCCTCCAAGTATAGATTTTAGGGATGCGCTCGTTCTCATTTCCCGAACATATTATCTGTGTGGTTTTTTAACAATCACGTCACTCGGTTTCCAAACGAACTTATCAGAATGATCTTTTTTATCTGTCATTTCAAATACTCCAGCTTGACATAGGTATAAATATCATTCAACTTTGATGCTTCAACGACCTTGAAGCTTGAACCTTTCTGCAATAATACCTCTTTTTCATATGCAAATTGATCTCCGGCCAATGAAGGAGAGAATATCTTTGATCCTTGTGGTAACGATATTTCCATAATTACAGGGTTGTCACTTCCCTTTCGCGCGAAGCTCGCAACCTCGTTTTTTGATAGAGAAGTTGATACATACGACTTATCTGTAATTGTCGCTCCGGGTACCAATTGCGATGCGTCGATATTAGCGCCTCGATAAACGATCATGTCGTTTGAGATACCAGGATTAGAAATGAATCCCTTATCAATTTGGTTTGAGATGAATTCAAGGTCTTCTCCGAGCGGCTTACCTTCACGCAACCTAGAATTAATTTCTTTGTATCCATCCGTTGCATAATCTTTTCTAGCGAAAGCCATATCTTCTGTTTCGTGTTTGCTTTGATAAATTTGAGCATCAGATAATATTTGTTCACTTGATTTATCGCTAACCTTTATTTCATCTGAAATAGAAATACTTGATTCTTTTGTTCCACCGCCATAATATGTCTGAGCTTCTTCCTGTCCTATAATATCTTTTAAACTAGCTTCGCCTCGCATCTGACCAAATACTTCATCCTCACGCGTGGTAGACAATTTATCGAACGTGAATTTATCCTCTTTCCATGCGTTATATTTCGATTCACCCATTGAGCTTTTCTGTGTCGCTTCCGACTGTTCCTTGAACCAATCTTCACCCGTTTTACCGATGGGATTCTCAGCGCCGACAGCCCACGGAAGCAGGGCACAGCGGCCATTGTGATGATCGTCGCAGATTTCACCAACCGGAAATACAGTACCGTGTAAGGCGACACAGGATAGACAGGTAAGATCATCCAATTCAGCGCACCAGACAAGACCCTGGAGCACGTCCGCGTTTGCGACCTGTACGAACCTTTCAGCCTGGCGGTATGAATAAAGTTGCGTAGTCCTGGCCATCCTCAAAGAATCAGATAATCCCATTCCGTACAAATCGGTTATATCCTTCGCAATCTCTCTAGGATTCAATCCCTGGGCGACACGCTCAAGGATTCCTTCGGCTATTTGTTCGGCATGATAACCGGATAATCCATCAATGCGCTGGTATAACGGCCCGTCTTTCCTCAGGTAGTCCGCAAGGAAAGCGAGAGCATCCGGCGGAGCGGACTTGACCGCCTCGCGTGGAACGTCAGCGATACCAACACCCAGCGCATCGGCAAGAGCCGCAAGCATCAAGAGTTTCCCGCCAGATAATCCAGACCTGCCGGCAGCATCCGCCGCCGTAGCCGCTTCTGTTTTCAAATAGCCAGAGTAGTCGGATAGTTCCCGGTCAACTTCTCGGATCAGGTTTTTGAATGCCGCCGATTTTGCTACCGTTTCTTTCGTCAGCTTACCGGACGCAAGATCAGCCTCCATCTTTTCGATCAGCGCGTCTATTTCAGGCGTAAGGCGTGAATATGATTTGCCATACGCTGAAATCAGGCGGTCAAGGACTTTGCCGTCTTGCTGTTCTAACTGTGCGCGGAGGCGGAACCATTCATCGAGTAGGGGCATTGAAGAAGAAATCCTTCATTTCTTTTCTACTTAGTCCCTTGCGTTTTAGCAATTCAACGGTACTAACTGCGCACCAATAAAAACCTGCGCCGATGCCAATGCAAAAAACGAAGAAGCAGATTATTATCCACGAAATAGTAT